CGAAGCCGTTGGGAGCTTGCTCACTCAATGGCGTCAATTAAGCGCAACCTGCCCGCGGGTTGTCGACGATGCACTCCGTCCAAGCAGTCTTCGTGGGTAGAGACTGCTTGCTCTCAACCCCCCCCTCCATCCGATGCTTATCGCAACTTCGTCCGAAGAGAAGTTGCCAGCATCTTCTCGCCAGGTTGGGATCAGGCGTATGGTCAGTTTGTGCTGAACCATTTGCCTAACCCGACCGCCCGTATGAAGCCTCTCTCACGCGGAGATCTTCTATGGGTTGGTAGGCGAGATGAGTTCCTTACCGCGGCCTCAACGGGAGCTGGAGTTGCTCCTGTTTTAGAGGCTCGGTACAAAGAAGTGCTTTCCGCAGGGAAAGTTCGACCTCTTCTCATCTATGATGAGAATGTCGACCTTCTAGCGCCTTTGCACAAGTTACTTTACGCTCATCTGAGGCGTCAAGATTGGCTTCTTTGCGGTCCACCGACCGAGGAACGGATGACATCTGTCTGTGTTGGCGAATGCCAGACCTCTGTAGATCTGGTTGCCGCCACTGATGGTTTGTTCCACTGCGTTGCAGAGGACATCCTCAGTGAGGTTTTTCGAACCTCAACACAGGTGCCGTCGGCCATTCGCCATTTGGCGGTGGCCTCCCTAAGCCCGATCTTTCGAGATCAGGCTGGGGTGTACAGGCGTGTACGGCACGGACAGATGATGGGGGCCTACCTCTCTTTTCCTCTCCTTTGTCTGCAGTCTTACTGCGCTGCCCGTTGGGCGGCGCAGTTTGACCCAGATGCGCGGTTCCTGGTCAACGGGGATGACTGTGTCATCTCCGCTTCCAGGGGGATCACTGTGCAGGACTATCCTTCGTGGATGCGGCTCAACAGTGATAAAACGATAATCGCGCGGAATGTGGTCGAAATCAACTCGACCGCATTCCTTTGGAGGGGACGTAAATGGCGCGAAGTACGTCATTTGCGGAGAGGTGGGGCTTTGTCTACCGATTATCAGGGGATGCTTCACATGGCCTCGGCCGTGTTGAAGTCGGGTCCCGCGTGGGTGGACGCGTACCAGCGCGCCCGGATCGGTAGACGATGGGGTTTTCTCCCCTCACAGCTAGGTCATTTGACCTATGCAGCTCATCTTCGTGAGCGGCAGATGACAAAACGGGGGCGTGCTTTTACGCCCCTCCCAAGTCCTATGGACTCGATGGATATGTCATCGCTGTATCGCGTCACAGGTCGTGACGCGACTCCCGCTGAAGTCGAAGCCTTGCGGAGCTTCTTTTGGGCGAACGGGAG